GGATAGCTGGCCCATTCTGGATTGTATCATGTATGCAGCAAAAAGGGTTTAAGATTGGTCTTGATTATGTAAAGGATAAATTCTTTTAATGACAGATCAACAATTTCTCTTAATCTGGATTCTTTCGTTCTTTCTATATTTTACAATCTATACGATTTGGATTCCTTTAAAGACTCAAAAAAAAATAGAAAGCTGGTTACGTTCTGACGAATCTGATGAGACTTTGCTTATGTCTTTAGATGTAATTACTAAAAAGATAAGAGAGCAGATGTTAATTGATTTTGAAGAGTTTATGTTACCGGCAGCTAGAGAGAATTTTCAGAAGTTTTTTTCTGGTGCAATGGGAAATGTAGCTAGAGAAATGAAAAATAGTCCTGAAGGTTCTCAAATGAGTATGATGCATGAAATCGCTAGCGAACTTTCAGGACAACCATGGTACGTGCAAATGTTGGGATCCAGGTTGATGCCAATTTTGGCAAAGGCAGCCAAAGAAGGGAAACCCGACATTAAGCCAGACATAGGCATGGGATTGCAGAAATAACGCACCTACAACGCATCCTGATGCACCAAACTCGCAACCCCAACCCCATCCTATCCTAAGCTCCCCCATTAATCTTACGGCCACATAGGGAGCATGTCGCTGATACACGGCCCCAGTTCATGTTATGACAGGAACAAAGCATTAATCCTCGTCGTACGGGTCGCGCTTATCCTCATCATCAAATGGGATAGCAGATCTACCGGTCAAGGGATTCATTATCCACATGGGATTAATCATAGGACTGATTTGTTCTCTAGGTGGAGGTACTGTTAGAAAGGTTGTCGCACATATGACACCAGCCATGAAATTACATTCATCGTCCATACTGTTAATATTGCCATACTCTCTTCTATTTCTCATGTGTTCTTCTATGTATTCAATATATTCAGACCTAATAATTACAGGGATCTCTAAAGGTTCGGGTTTCATGCTTCTTCCCAACGCAGTCCGTCACTTGCTTTCCATACCCAGTAGAAGATTCCTTCTTTAGGCCAATGTGATGCCGTCTTAAAATCCTTCAATAGATAAAACGATGAGGTAGAGTAGGACTCTTTCAACTTAATATCTTCCGTTGGGATGTAATCATACTCTTTCTCCTTATCTTTATTGATAAAGGATTTAGTGATTACTTCACGGCATGTAATCCTTACACCGTCTTTTATACCCCCGTCTGTGTCAATCTTGCAATCTTCTACGAGATCTACAGTAACCAGGATCATGTCATCATCCTTAACTGAAAGGTATGAATCACGCTTCTTCAATGGTGAAGAAATGTCAGGCTTTACTAATTTAAGTATTCTTGGCTCGTCCATAGTAAGACATATGATACTGCTACTTATACTATCGTTTATCCAATAGTGTTATATAATGGATTAAAGGTTAATGTGTTATGCCTGTCGGGGTCTACCGTAAAAAGAACAAAAAAGGGAGATTCATGTATTTCCGTAATGGAAAATTGATTTCCAAACAATCTTACGACTCGTCCAAGTCTCGGAAGCGTTCCACACGGAAAGGCCAACCTCGTAAAACAGCTAGACGGGCATACAATCGCACAAATAATAGGAGATCTATGAAAAAATCAATTCCACATCCAAGCGTAACAGGTATGGCGTCTGGGTTAGCAATAGCCGCATATCTAAACGCTGGTCAATCAGTAACTGGAGCCTTTGGTAGAACCTCAGTAACTGAAGGAGTCATCAAGGACGTAACAGACGGTCAATTAGGAACCGCATTCAATACCCTCGCAGGTAACGCAATCGATATGATTGGGACTGATGTTGGGAGAAAGACGTTAGTTACTGCTGGAGGCATTGCTCTACTTGGAGCATTCGCCAGAAAGCAGTTTCCACAACTAAAACTAGGAGGGAGTAAGCTTTACTTCAGACTCTAAATGCCAGCAACCACGATACAGAGAAGTTTCGATAGCACGCCAACAGACAAGGAATATTTTTCCTTGACGGATAATATGAATAGTTCAAATTTGGGTAATATACAAGTACCACAGGGAAGCACCAGGATCAGCAGGGTCGATTGCGCCATTGACGGATTTAATGCGAAAGGATTTCAGGTCGTATGTCGTTTACTTGGATCTAATATGTCAGAACAGAACTTTACCATTATGGGAATAGCTGGAGATACAGCCGATGCGGCATGTGCAGTCGGTTTTAATTCCGTTCCTGTTGCTTTCGGTATATCTGGAGTTAACAATATAGATCTACAGATTGCCATTCAAATTAGTGGTGGCGGTAGTATGGCGGCTTCGTCTGGATCTGTGACACTTTACTTCGAATAGATCTAATGAATGGCTAAAGTACAGACCGGTAGTAATGCGCAGTTCTCAGGACCGCAACAGGGTCTAACGGTTATAGGTCGTCGTTGCTATGCTATGAGTGGTGCTGTTTCCTGTTCAGATTCAGAGAAGACACTTCTTGATTTCAACACAGAAAACAATACGATAGTTTGCACCATTAAAGTAGCAGTAGCCACACCCGGACCTGAAAACGATAACATGAGATTTATCTTTAGGTTAAATGGTAATCTAATCTATCAGTCGCTTATATGGTCAGCTATTGCCGGTACTTTTTACCAATCTAATAGAGAAAGTGTTAAGATGATTATACCACCCTTATCACGTTTTGAAGTCCTAGGAGAAAATATAACTGATAGTTCAGGCCGTCAGTTAGCAGTAATCCTAGCAGGTAAGATTGTTGATGCATGACACTTGGCGCATCTAAATCTATTTCAAGGGCCAAGGATGGTAATATCTATGGGTGGAGTGGAAGTTATGGTCTCACCTCTTCCGCTGTCACCCTCCTCTCCTATACCAATCCCTCAGCTTTCTATTTAACACGGATAACGTTAGGTCTGGATTGGAGTTCTATATCTGCTGGAGAAGTTTTGTCATATACGATCCAGGTAGATGGTGTAGGATTGTTTATAGAGAAAACCGTTGTAACAGATTTTAATATAGGAAATCAACCGAAAATGTTTGAATTTATCATCCCTCCAAATTCGACAGTTAAGATCCAAGCGACAGAGAGTGCTAACAATGGTGCAATAACCTGCTTGTTGACAGGATATCGTATCTAATGGCTAAGAAATTCGAACTACCGGACATTAATTGGGAGCTTATCACCCCTGAATTAATCAAAGCATTTACTCCATTTATCCAAGCGATAACTTGGCACGGATTATCTAAGATAGATCCTAAAGTAAATACTATGAATAATCTAATTGCTATTGCTGAAGTGGTACCTGCTGTAGATCTGAATTTGCCTAGGGGTATTGTCTTGGCTGCAATGTATGACAAAACAACAGACGCTCTCATTATGATGTCTGATTTATTAGATGTTTTGGAAGATATACCAGAAAATTTAAAAAACTTAATTAAAGATATGATAGACGAATCTAAAGAAGTAATAAAGGAAACTTTCATAGATCCAGTAACGGAAGCCTCACATGATTTCCAAACCGCACTGGGTGATTGTAGAGCCAATGCAAAAAAGAATTTAGGTATTACGTATAGGATAGCTGGCCCATTCTGGATTGTATCATGTATGCAGCAAAAAGGGTTTAAGATTGGTCTTGATTATGTAAAGGATAAATTCTTTTAATGACAGATCAACAATTTCTCTTAATCTGGA